CGCGGCGTATATTTTGGCGGCTCAGACTGCGCACGCAGATAACGCTTTACGGTGTTACGGGAGATACCCAGTTCCCTGGCGATCGCCCGACTGCTCATACCCTGCTTATGCAGGATTTTAATTTCCATAACTGTCTCAAAAGTGACCATAAGCTCTCCCGAATCAGGAGAGCAGATTAACCCCTGGATCTGATTTCAGGCGTCGGATATGGATCACTTTCGCACCGTTGGTAACAGCTTCCACAGGTAAACCACATAAATGGAATCAAGTCTGACAACAGAGTAGATAATCTTGAGTGGGTTACTGGCTGCCAGAATATGGTCCATGCAAGCAAATCAGGATTGCTAAACCCCATCAGTGGTGAGCGTCACTATTGTGCAAAACTCACTACTGAGCAAGTGAAAGAAATACGTGCGTGCAAATCAATGTCACAGCGTGAAATGGCGAGAATGTACGGCGTATCAAAAGCAACAATTGCAGGAATTCTTAACAATAAGACATGGATTATTTATTAACCAATTAATTAAGAACTCCCATTACAGGATGCATTTATGAGTGCATCCATTAATGGTCGTTAAATGCGATGGATAGGGATACTGCGCAAACAGTATCCCTAATGGTCTCCTCGCGACAACTGTGACGAGCAAACCACGTTACTAATCACTGTATCCTGGATTTGTTCTTTCCAATATCAACCAATTCATAACATTGAACAAATCCTCACGGTCGTGAGGTAAGACATGAAAAAGATGCCAGAAAAACATGATCTGTTAACCGCCATGATGGCGGCAAAGGAACAGGGCATCGGGGCAATCCTTGCGTTTGCAATGGCGTACCTTCGCGGTCGGTATAATGGCGGTGCGTTTAAGAAAACACTAATAGACGCAACGATGTGCGCCATTATCGCCTGGTTCATTCGTGACCTTTTAGTCTTCGCCGGACTGAGTAGCAATCTTGCTTACATAGCGAGTGTATTTATCGGCTACATCGGCACAGACTCGATTGGTTCGCTAATCAAACGCTTCGCTGCTAAAAAAGCCGGAGTCGATGATGCAAATCAGCAGTAACGGAATCACCAGATTAAAACGTGAAGAAGGCGAGAGACTAAAAGCCTATCCAGATAGCAGGGGGATACCAACCATTGGGGTTGGTCATACGGGGAAAGTGGATGGTAATCCTGTCGTATCAGGGATGACAATCACAGCCGAAAAATCTTCTGAGTTGCTCAAAGAGGATTTGCAGTGGGTTGAAGATGCGATAAGTAGTCTTGTTCGCGTCCCGCTGAATCAGAACCAATATGATGCACTATGTAGCCTTATATTCAATATAGGTAAATCAGCATTTGCTGGCTCTACCGTTCTGCGCCAGTTGAATTTAAAGAATTACCAGGAAGCAGCAGATGCTTTCCTGCTATGGAAAAAAGCTGGTAAAGACCCTGATATTCTCCTTCCTCGGAGGCGGCGAGAAAGAGCGCTGTTCTTATCGTGAGTCGTATTAAGGCAATTATTGCGTCTGTCATTATCTGCATCATCGTCTGTCTTTCGTGGGCTGTTAATCACTACCGCAATAACGCCATCGCCTACAAAGACCAGCGTGATAAAGCCACATCCATCATCGCTGATATGCAGAAGCGTCAACGAGATGTAGCAGAACTCGATGCCAGATACACGAAGGAGCTTGCTGATGCTAACGCGACTATCGAAACTCTCCGCGCTGATGTTTCTGCTGGGCGTAAGCTCCTGCAAGTCTCCGCCACCTGTCCAAAGTCAACGACCGGAGCCAGCGGCATGGGCGATGGAGAAAGCCCAAGACTTACAGCAGATGCTGAACTCAATTATTACCGTCTCAGAAGTGGAATCGACAAGATAACCGCGCAGGTTAACTACCTGCAGGACTACATCAGGACGCAATGCCTGAAATAATTTCCCTCGCATAGAAATTTGACAAGTGACTTTCATGAAAATGCCTCGTAGACGCGAGGCTTTTTTATGTCCGCAGTAAACGCGCTTCACACGCGCACGTTATAATCCTAGAGCCTACAGAAAGCGAGCCTGAGAGTTAGTTGTACTCTGGGGCGGCTATCTCTGTGTGACAGGCTCACTTTCTATAGGCAAAACGCTATGTCTAATATCATCCCTATGAATTACGATGACCGCTCATTCCCTTTTGCTTCTGATTGCTGGTTTAATGCCACGGTTGCTGCAAAACACCACGGAAGGAAAGTCACTGAGTGGTTGCGCCTACCTTCCACTAAAGAATATATGGCGGAACTATGCCAAGAGCTTGGTATAGAAGGGTTTAATTATAAAGGTGGGATTTTCCCACCTTTAGTTCGCATTGAAAAAGGCCGATACGGCGGGACCTGGCTTCATCCGGAGTTAGCGGTGGAGTTCGCTCGTTGGTTGTCAGTAAAATTCGCCCGCGCCTGTGACCGCCATATTAAAAATCTGCTGATTAGTAAGAACTTTCAACTCACGGAAGAGCAGATTGTTGGTCTAATGGTCTGCCAGCAACCAACGACGTGGGAAAAACGCTTTAAAGAACCTTATTATCAGGCTCTCTCGAAAATGTCAGGGCTTCCTTACTTCGGACATGTTGGTGGCTGCCCAGCACTTTTTGGTCAAATTACGTCTCGCTGGGTCTACGCCGTTGCTCTGCCTGATTTCGTTTACCAGCACGCAAAAATCGCCGCAGCAGATAGCGGAGAGAAAATTCATCAGCATCTTAAGCCTGATGCGCTGGAGAAGGTTGAGCAGCAACTGATAGCAGTAATGAATATTGCCAATTGCAGTATCGACCAGAAGGATTTTGAGGCTCGCTGCATGTCGGCATTCCCGATCAAAGGTCAGATGAAATTACTTTATGCTGCAGCGTGAGGTGAGCATGACCCCATACTCACCAGAAAAATTCCCCATGACCAGACAGGTCTGTGAGGAGTTTGTCATAATGCAAACCGCAAAGCACAGGCGGCCAATCTATCGTTCTGCATTTGGCGACATTCTCATTGATGCCGACTGTCTGGCATCGATGCTCACGTCATATTTTATGGCCGATGACATGGATGCCGCAGCAGTAGAGATGAAATTCTTTCAGATGCTGGATATCTACAATCTTGATCGAACGGAATACTTCGCATCCATTGGCAAGTATGAAGGTCTCAAGCCATCTGGCGTAGAAGTCATTGAGGACATCCTTGATTACTACGCCAGGTTAGTTGCTGATGGCGAACTACCTGGACACTGAGAGCCACTTTCACAACGGCTCTTCATTACAGCAGGCACTCAGTGAATGCCTGATGTAAAATGGATGGTTAGAGTAATTTTATAAATTTATCGCTGTCGTTAGCTTGTTTGGCAATCCTCAGAATCACGGCAGCAATAGAAGCAATGAACTTTTCACGGTTTGAAATACCTTCTTCATTGAGATGTATTCCTTTATCACCAACCAGAATGCCAAATTTGGGGTTTTCAATTAGCTCTCTTTGGTCACCCTTGCTTATGTGGGTGATTAATTTATTTATTTCTTCATCGGTAATTTCTGAGTTATCAATTTGATGAGAACGTGCATTTCTGATTTTGTTTACGACTTTAAGCTCCTGGTAAGAAAGTTTATTCAAACCAAAATTTGTAGCTAGCTTGAGTTTTGCCGCGTATGACATAGTTAGGCTTTCGCCGAAACCATCAAAAAAATTAACGTTGTTTGATGCCGCACAGCACCATGCTTCAATAATTTTCTCGGTTACCAAGTGGAGGCGCAAGACTACACCTATGTCGTCTTCACTTTGCATTATCGAAGATAGTCTTTCCCATGTTTGTTCGTTAAGCAGAACCATGTCATTGAAAATTTTCTTATTCATAAATCATTCCTTTGTTGGGTGTGCTAGTGCTCGTGGGCAGATGAGCACTCTATTCCAGTATATAGAGAGGTAGAGTGTGGGCGGAACAATTGAGATCAGTGAAGTTGGCGTAACAGTCAATATGGCTGGTGGCGGGAAAATAGTTATCGGAGATTTTGGCGATAATACAGCACCCAAGGCTGAGCCACTCCCACCCCTTACCCCAGAAGAGGAGCTTTACGGGCGCGGGCTTTGCCTCCTTCCTGCTGGCTGGGAAGAATTAAGTGGCGAAGAGCACTGGCAGTATCATCTTAGCGAATCCTTGCGTCATCTATGGCCGTCGTTCAGCAGGGAACAGAAGATGGCTATAGCCTGTTCCGTTGGTGAGCTGTCAGATAAATTGATGAACGCCGCATACGAAGCATCCTGGTAATACCACTTCCGCGCATCGCACGTGCACAATAACCACCGAACCTGACCTTTTGGAATGGGCCTTTGAGGATACCAGTTAGTGCTGGCGAGCCTCGGTGGGCTGGTTTCCTATGCGGCAAAGGTTCATTTCAAATAGTAGGTAAACGCTATGAATATCGTCCCACTGAATTACAAAGGCGAAGCCATCCGCTTCAATACTGATGGCTGGATTAATGCCACTGATATTGCAAAACGTTTCGGTAAGCGTCTGGATCACTGGTTGTCCAACGCTGAAACTCTCGAATACGTTAGAGCATTGGATGAGGTTTATTCAGGTGAACCATCGAAAATTCTACATACCCGTGATTCCGGGTATGTAAAAACAAGCAAGGCACGAAAGGACAGGGGCGGAGAAACTGTCTCTTGTCGAAAGGCTAAACAAACTAAAAGTAGAGCCTGGTGTCCCGATCCCATCTAATATCGAACAGCTATTAAGTAATTGATAACAAGCCGCCTACGGGCGGTTTTTTATTGCCATCACCATGGGTAGACCCTTCGTAATGTCTATCACGGATAAAACGTAGTTAAGCCCTGTAGGAATAAAAAGTAATGCTGGGAATAGCTGCCGCTACATACCGTCAGCGACAGCTAGATAAGCCATTAGATAGTTGTTTATTAATGAATATTTAATCCGGTGCTTTTCCTAACAACCGAACTGTCTTAGTCTTTAATTTATTGAAATATTCTTCACTATCCTGAAGGTTGGGGTCATAGACTAAGGAACCTTCGACAGTTTCAGCCATTAGCCCCTTTGATTTACCAATAGCCTCGTTTACTACGTTTGAAATGGTAACTACTGCAACTTTTAGGGCATGAACATCTAACCGCAGCTCTTCGTTTTCAGCCTCTAACTCTTTAATCCTATTCTCTAAATCAGACATTGTGCCTCTCCTTCGAGATAAAAAATACAATGTACCATGAAGTTAATCATGTAGTGAGGAGACCATGGCAAAACCGGACTGGGGCGAGCTTCAGCAACGGTTCCTGTCCGAACATGCCGCAACCGGCGTATCACCAAAGGAGTGGTGTGAAGCGCAGGGACTGAACTACGCTACCGCACGTCGATATATCAAAAAACCTTCTGCGCAAACTGCGCAAAAACCTGCGCAGAAAAAAATGCGCACTGCGCAGAAAGATAAAAGCGCAAATGAGCTGGTGGATGATGATGGACTTACCGCTCAGCAGCGCTTATTTGTCGCGGAATACCTGAAGGACAACAACGCCACCGCTGCCGCTGCACGTGCTGGTTATAGTGACCCAAACTATGGTCGCCAGCTCATAACGAATCCTAACGTTGCCCAGGCCATTGCGCGGCAGCAGAAAGCCTCCATTGCGCGCACGCTTGGCAGTGCCGATGAGGTCCTCGCGCAGATGTGGCAGCTCGCCACCTTCGATGCAAACCAGCTTTCACAATACCGTCGCGGCGCGTGTCGTTACTGCTGGGGCTTCGGTCACCAGTACCAGTGGCGCGATATGGTGGAGTTCGAAGAGAAGCGGCCGGAAGCTACAGAACGCGATAAACGCGAGCCCGTCGATGTTGGTGGTTACGGCTATGACCACACCCGTGAGCCTAACCCTGCTTGCCCGCGCTGCAATGGCGATGGCATTGGCCAGCCTTACTTCGCTGACACCAGGAAACTCCCCCCTGACGCTGCTTTGGCATATTCCGGCGTCAAGCTGGGGAAGAATGGTGTCGAGATAACGGCAATCAGCCGCGAACGTATGTACGAAGCCGTAATGAAGCGCCTGGGCCTGGCCGATAGCGAATTCGCGCAGCGCCTCCAGCAAATCGAAATCGACCGCCGGCAGTTGGAGATTGAGAAACTCCGCAAAGAGCTGGCCGGTGATGGTGATGATGACGAACCAACACCAGTGCAGATCAACATCAACGTAGTGGATGCGAGGGAAGAAGATGGGGATCAGCCCGACACTTAACATTCCTCAGGCGCGCTTCCTCGCGATGGAGCACAAGTTTAAAGCCTACGTTGCCGGGTTCGGTTCCGGTAAAACGTGGGTGGGTTGTGGCGGCATCTGCAAAGGGATGTGGGAACACCCGAAAATCAACCAGGGTTATTTCGCGCCGACGTACCCGCAGATTCGTGACATCTTCTACCCGACGATCGAAGAGGTGGCCTTTGACTGGGGGCTGAGCGTAAAAATCAATGAGGGGAACAAAGAGGTTCACTTCTACGAGGGGCGGCGGTTCCGCGGGACCACAATATGCCGCTCGATGGAGAAGCCCGGCTCGATAGTTGGTTTCAAAATCGGTAACGCGATGGTGGATGAGCTGGATGTCATGGCGGCTGCCAAAGCGCAGCAAGCATGGCGAAAAATCATCGCCCGTATGCGTTACAAGGTTGATGGGCTGCGTAACGGTATTGACGTCACGACAACGCCGGAGGGGTTCAAATTCGTTTACCAGCAATTCGTGAAGGCGGTGCGTGAAAAACCAGAGCTTGCGGCGCTGTACGGACTGATTCAGGCCAGCACGTTCGACAACGCGAAGAACCTGCCCGCGGATTACATTCCTTCGCTGATGAATTCCTACCCGCCGGAGTTGATTAAGGCGTATCTGAGGGGGCGCTTCACCAACCTGACCAGCGGCACCATCTATCACCAGTTCGATCGACGTCTGAATAACTGTATTGATGAAGAGCAGGCAGGCGAACCGCTCTATATCGGCATGGACTTTAACGTAGGCAAAATGGCGGCCATCGTCCACGTCCTTCGCAATGGCGAGCCGCGCGCGGTACGTGAGCTGATAAAAGTTTATGACACACCGGCCATGATAAAGCGTATCCAGGAAGAGTTCTGGCGCTACGAGGGCGGGCGCTATGTTGCCTCCAGGCAGATTTACATCTATCCGGATGCCTCCGGCGATTCACGCAAGTCCAATAACGCCAGCGCCACCGATATTGCGCAGCTCAAGCAGGCCGGATTCAGCGTGGTGGTGAACGCAGCCAACCCGCCGGTAAAGGATCGCATTAACTCCATGAATGCCATGTTCTGCAACGGCAACGGTGAGCGCCGCTACAAAGTTAACGTTGCTCGCTGCCCGGTGTATACAGACAGCCTTGAACAGCAGGTATGGGCGGCAAACGGCGAGCCGGATAAATCAGCCGACAACGATCACCCAAACGACGCTGGTGGTTATTTCATCGTGAAGCAATTCCCGATCATCAAACCCACCGGAAAAGTCACTCAACTACGGATGTAACTCCATGCCTGACATCTCAACACCCAATCTGGACTATGGGAACATGGTCGAGGCGTGGGATATCAATGATGCCCTGATGGGCGGCACGCTCTATATGCGACAACTGGGCGAGGCATATCTCCCGCGCTGGCCGAAAGAAGACAAAGAGGACTATAAAAAACGCCTCTCCGTGGCCACGCTTTTGCCCGCCTACGAAGAGACCATTAAGCAAAACATCGGGCGCGTATTTGCCGAGCCGATTAAGCTGGCCGAGAACGTTCCTGATCAACTGCGCGAGTATGCGAAGAACATCGACCTGGAAGGCACCCGCCTCGATGTCTGGGCTCAGTCATTCTTCGGCCTTGCGATGCAGTATGGCCTCTCCCATGCGCTGGTGGACTATCCCAGGGTGGACCCAGAAAGGGTGAAAACCAAAGCGGATGAGAAAGCAACCGGCGCGCGCCCGTACGTCACAATGCTTAATCCCCGCCAGGTAATCGGATGGAAGTCGAAGATGGCGGACGGTAAGCTGGTGCTCACCGCGCTGCGCATCAAAGAGGTTGTTGTCGAGGACGGTGACGACTTCGGGCAAACAAAGGTGGAGCAGATACGTTATCTGACTCCGGGGAAGGTGGAAATCTACCGCAAGTCCAGAGGTACCGAGGGCGCGGCGAACTGGGAGATTTTTGATGAATGGCAGACCTCCCGGAAAGACATCACCCTGGTGACGCTCTACACCAAACGCACCGGGTTTATGTGTGGCTCACCGCCGCTTCTCAACATGGCCCTGCTGAATATCAAGCACTGGCAAAGCCAAAGTGAGCAGGACAACATCCTGCACGTCGCCCGGGTGCCGATACTGACGGTGTTCGGGCTTGAGCAGGGAGAAGAGCTGGTAATTGGGTCTTCGTCTGCCACGTCGTTCTCTGATCGGCAAAAGCAGGGCCTGGAATACGTCGAGCACACTGGCTCCTCTATCGGTGCCGGCAAAGAGTCGCTGGCAGAGCTGGTGGAGCAGATGCGCCAGGCTGGCGCGAAGTTGCTGCGCACGGAGAACACCTCTACCAAATCGGTAGACCAGACCTCCGAAGAGAAAATGCAGGAGCAGTCGCCGCTCTACACAATGGCCACCAGCCTCGAAGACGCGATCGACAACATTCTGCAGATCATGGCTGAGTACGTTGGTGAGAAGGAGGGCGGCAACGTAGATGTGCGCACCGAGCTGGATGTTGAGTCGAAAGAATTCAACCCGCCTGCTGCGCTGGCTATTCAGTCCCTGCGCCAGGGCGGTGACCTTCGTCGTATTGATGCGATTAAAGCCCTGCAAAAACTCAACCTGATTGATGCCGATGCGGATCCTGATACGGTGCTGAGCGAGTTGCTGGCCGAGTCTGCGTCACTGAGTGACCCACCGCCGGGGGTGTGATATGGCCCGTTCCGTGAATGACAGGCTACTGGACGAGACCATCGCGCACGGCTTGTACGTGACGCGTTACGGTACCGGCGTCGCCCGGCGCATGGTCGCGCTGCTGAACAAGTTGGATGCTGAACTGGCCGCCAGGCTGCTGGTGCTGCTGGATGGCAAGCGCGCTGATACCTACAGTGCGCGTCGTCTGGCCTCGCTACTGGCCGGTGTTCGTGAACTGAACCATCAAGCCTACGAACCGGTTAATTCTTCCTTGGCGCGTGAGCTGGCACGTTACACGGATTATGAGACCGGGTATCAGATGGACCTGTTCAGCAGCCTTATACCCCGGCAGGTGCTGAAACACGTCCCGCTGCAAAGCATTGCCCCAGAGCAGGTCTACGCCTCTGCGGTGGCGCAACCTTTTCAGGGGAGATTGCTGAAAGAGTGGGGCCAAAAGCTTGAATCCGATCGGCTGGATAAAATCACCAGTGCGGTGCGTACCGGATTTCTTCAGGGTGAAACCGTCGAGCAGATCGTGAAGCGCGTCGCCGGCACGCCGCAACTTAACCGCCAAGACGGGGTTATCAATGCCTCACGTCGTGACCTTGCTGTTGTTGCCCGCACCGCGGTGAACCATATGGCAGCAACGGCGCGCCAGGAGTTTGCACAAGCCAATAGCGATATCGTGAAGGCCAAACAGTGGTCTTCGACTCTGGACACCCACACCAGCCAGTGGTGCATCATCCGTGACCGCAAACTCTACTCGCTCGATGGCAAGCCGCTGGGCCATGCAATTCCGTATCTGCGCGGCCCCGGCAAAATCCACTTTTGCTGCCGCTCCTGCGAAATCCTGATCACTAAATCGTGGGAGGAAATGCAAATAGCCTCAGGCGAGCTGAGCAACGCCACGCGCGCTTCAATGGACGGACAGGTGCCAGCGCATACCAGCTATGCCGAATGGCTTGCGAGGCAGCCTTACGCGCGGCAGGAGCTGGTGCTGGGCGTTACTCGCGCGCAGATGCTGCGTGACGGCAAAATCACCGTGCCGGAGATGTTCAACGATGCCGGGGAGTTCCTGACCCTGGACGAGCTACGCCGCGTGGATGCGTCGGCGTTCCAGTAACACAAACCCCATCAACATCAGGCTGCCTACGGGCAGCTTTTTTTATGCCTGCCGCTGAGCGGATGCGACGCGGTGCCCGGGTCGGATGACCCATTACGTATGGCCGGAAGGCTGGAGCAAAAACAATGAAACTGAAACTTGATGCTAACGGAAATGTGGTCGTTGAAAACGGTATGCCTGTGTACATCCATGATGATGGCAAAGAGATCCCGTTCGATGCGGTCGCAGCGATGACCAAAATCACCTCCCTGAATGGCGAGGCGAAAACGCACCGCGAAGCGAAGGAAGCGGCGGAAGCCAATCTCGCGAAATTCTCGGGCATCACCGACCCGGCCAAGGCGCTCGAAGCCCTGGAGATGATGACCAAAATCGACCAGAAAAAACTGATCGATGCTGGTGCCGTTGACCAGGTAAAGGCGGAGATCACCAAAGTTTTCCAACAGCAGCTGGACGAGGCGAACGGCAAGACCAAGCAGCTGGAAACTCAACTCTACGACGAGATGATCGGCGGCCGCTTCGGTGGCTCTAAGTTCATTTCCGAGAAGATGGCGATCCCGACTGAGTTCGTGCGTTCCTACTTCGGTCAGAACTTCAAAATCGAAGAAGGGAAGGTTGTGGCCTACGACGGTCAGAGCAATAAGGTGTTCTCACGCACCAAGCCCGGCGAGTTAGCCAGCTTTGATGAGGCCCTGGAGTCTCTGGTCGAGTCGCATCCACAGAAAGATTACATCCTCAAAGCGTCCGGTAACAGCGGCGGCGGTTCTCACCAGTCGCAGCACCAGGCCGGGCAAAAAACCATGAAACGCGGTGCGTTTGATTCCCTGGATAACGCTGGCAAGCAAGCAGCGCTGAAAGACGGCGTCAGCATCGTCGATTAAATCGAAAGGAGCCATAAATGGCAGGCAATACCCTTACTGGTCTGATCCCGACCATCTATACCGCGCTGGACGTAGTGTCCCGCGAGCAAACTGGTTTTATTCCTGCGGTGGCGCGTGACGCGAAAGCGGATGCAGCTGCAAAAGACCAGACCGTACGTGCGCCAGTCGCACCTGCAGCCACCACTGAAGATATTGTCCCTGGTCCGTCAGCGCCTAATTCTGGCGACCAGACCATCGGTGGTGTGGATGTCAAAATCACCAAATCCAAGATGGCCCCGGTGAAATGGAATGGTGAAGAGCAATTGGCTCTGGGCCCAGCTGGTACCTACAACACCATCCTGGCTGACCAGTTCAAACAGGCTTTCCGCGCGCTGGCGAACGAAGTGGATGCTGACCTCGCAGCCCTGTACCTCAACTCTTCCCGCGCTGTTGGTGCACCGAAGGATACTCCGTTCAGCATCAAGGACGATCTGACAGATGCCGCATTGGCGCGTCAAATTCTGACCGACAACGGTGCGCCTACTACCGATTTGCGTATGGTGCTGGGTGGTGAAGCGATGGCATCCATCCGTGGTAAACAGGCTGTCCTCTTCAAAGCAAACGAAGCGGGAACCGACCAGCTGCTGCGTGAAGGTGTTATCGGTCGCATCATGGGCTTCAACCTCCACGAATCCTTCAACATCAAGCGTACGGGGAAAAGCGCTGCTGCTGGCTATAAGGTCAATGGCGCGAAGAAAGAGGGCGATATCATCATCGCTATCTCTGCCGGTACCGGCGGTATTGCTGCAGGTACTGCGGTGAAGTTCGCCGGTGATGACAACCAGTATCTGGTTGTTGCGGCTACGTCTTCCACTATCACCATTAGCGCGCCGGGGCTCCGTCAGGATCTGGCAGACCAGGCTGATGTCACCGTGTTGAGCGAATTCGTACCGAACATGGCGTTTGACCGCGGGGCATTCCTGCTGGCAAGCCGTACTCCGGCGATGCCTGAGGGGGGCGATACTGCTGATGACGTCATGAATGTGACCGACCCGGTATCTGGCATCACCTTCCAGGTGGCGCTGTACCGCCAGTACCGTCAGGTGCGTTATGAAGTGGGTCTGGCATGGGGTGTGGCTGCTGTGGCGCCACGTCATTCCGCCATCATCATGGGTTAACCCAGGGGGCTTCGGCCCCTTTGTTTTTCAGGAGGCCCAATGGCCGGATTAACCAGAGAGCAGCGCGCTCAGCGTGAAGCGGAAAAGCTTGCAGCTCAGCAGGCCGCTGATAAAAATCCTGCCCAGCAGGAACAGCAGCAGGAACAGCAGCAGGAACAGCAGCAGGAACAGCAGCAGGAACAGCAGCAGGAACAGCAGCAGGAACAGCAGCAGGAACAGCAG